ATACCTCCGGAAGTACTTGAATTTTATGAAACAACTTATGTCCAAGAACCTATGGAAAGAAGAGGAATAGGAGGGGATTATTGGATATGGGAATACCCGGATTATTCAAAAAACTATATGGTAGTAGCTGATGTAGCCCGTGGGGATGCAAAAGATTATTCAGCTTTTCATGTAATAGATATTGATGCCTGTACTCAGGTAGCTTCTTTTAAAAGCCAAATCGGCACAAAAGACTACGGAAATATATTAGTATCAGTAGCAACTGAATATAATAATGCTTTATTAGTAGTAGAAAATGCAAATATTGGGTGGGCTGTATTACAACAAATAATCGACAGAGGATATCAAAATTTATATTATTCTCCAAAAGATGACAAAACACAAGACGCAGAGAGTTGGATAGCTAAAGGGTATGATATACTAGATAAGACTAAAATGACTCCAGGATTTACTATGTCAAATAGAACCAGACCATTAGTTATAGCTAAATTAGATGCATACATGAAAGATAAATCTATTATAATTAAGTGTAGTAGAACATTAGAAGAAATTAGAACTTTCATTTGGAAGAATGGAAGACCAGAAGCCCAACAAGGGTATAACGATGATCTAACCATGAGTTTAGGCACAGTATGTTACGTAAGAGACACTACCCTTAAATTTGCACAACATGGGATAGATTTGACAAGAGCAACATTAAACGGAATAAAAAAATCAACACGAGATACAAAGACAGTATACACTGATAGACCTAAAGATGACCCTTGGTCCATGAAACATGGTAAGGACAACATAGATTTAAGGTGGTTACTATAGATTAATATTTATTACATATATAACAAAAAAATGGCAGACAAAACCTTATTTTCACGATTACAGAAATTATTTTCAACTGATGTTATTATCAGAAATGTTGGAGGTAAAACCCTCAAAGTAGGGGACGTTAATAGATTACAATCATACGGAAGTTTAGAAACAAACCGTTTGATGGATAGATTTACTAGATTATATTCTCCAGTAGCTTCATGGGCATATAATCCAACCTTAAATTATCAGACTTTAAGATACCAGTTATATTCTGATTATGAGGCAATGGATACAGACGCCATTATAGCTTCTTCTTTAGACATATTATCAGAAGAAGCAACATTGAAGGATGAATATGGAAATGTATTAACTATCAAATCCGATGATGATGCTATTAAAAAAGTATTAAATAACTTATTTTATGATATTTTAAATATAGAGTTTAATTTACCTACATGGGTTCGTAATATGTGTAAGTATGGAGATTTTTATCTAAAATTAGAAATTAGTGAGAAATTTGGGGTATACAAAGTAATACCTTTTTCAACATATCAAGTAATAAGAATAGAAGGAGAAGATCCAGAAAATCCAGACAAAATTCAATTTAAACTTGAACAAAGTAGTGGGTACAATATTCAATATCCTCACAGTAATCAAAATAAAGATGATTCTGTTTATTTTGAAAATTATGAGATGGCTCATTTTAGACTTCTAACAGATGCTAATTATTTACCTTATGGAAGGAGTTATTTAGAACCTGCTCGTAAATTATTTAAACAATACACCTTAATGGAAGACGCAGCTCTTATTCATAGAATAATGAGAGCACCAGAAAAACGTACTTTCTACATAAATGTAGGATCTATTCCACCAAATGAAGTAGATGCTTTTATGGAAAAAACGGTAAGCTCAATTAAAAAGACCCCATATGTTGACCAAAACACAGGCGAATATAATTTAAAATTCAATATGCAAAATATGCTTGAAGATTTTTATATTCCTATTAGGGGAAATGACGCAGCAACCAAAATTGATACTACGAAAGGATTAGATTATGATGGGATGGCCGATGTAGAATATTATAGAGATAAATTATTTGCTGCTTTAAGAGTACCTAAAGCCTTTTTAGGATACGATGAAAATTTAGAAGGAAAAGCCACTCTAGCTGCTGAAGATATGAGATTTGCTCGTACAATAGAAAAAATCCAAAGAATTATAGTTTCTGAACTTTATAAAATTGCATTTGTTCATTTATATACTCAAGGATATGATGATGAAAGATTAGTAAATTTTGAATTAGAGTTAACTAATCCATCTATTATATTTGAACAGGAAAAAACTGAACTTTATTCTGCGAAAGTTGATCTTGCTAATAGTATTTTAGAGGGTAACTTATTAAGTAAAGATTGGGTTTATAAAAATATATTTAAACTTAGTAATCAAGAATTTAAAAAAGAACAAGAGGAAGCTTTAGAAGATGCTAAATTTAAATTTAGAGTAAATCAAGTAGAAAATGAAGGAAATGATCCTTTAACAACGGGGGAATCATTTGGAACACCACACGACTTGGCTTCGCTATATTCTACTAAAAGAGACAAATCAGTTATGAATGTTCCTGATGGGTACGAAGAAGAAGATCCAGGTAGACCTAAAACTAAACTTTCTCAATATAAAACTGACAGTGATACATTTGGTAAAGACCCCTTAGGGCAATCTACCATGAAAGCTAATGATTCATTAAAAGTTAGCAACACAAACGATGTTAGAACATTTCAGGAAAATCAATTATTTAGACATAAAAATGTACTAGATTCTCTTAAAAAGAAGAAACCATCTCTTTTAAAAGAAAGCGGGGGGTTACTAGATGAAAGTCAAATCACAGGCTTAGAGTAAATCCATATATTTATAACAGAGTAATTGCAATTACCTATGAAAATAAAACATTCAAAGTACAAAAACACGGGGATACTCTTCGAATTATTGTCAAGACAATTAACCTCTGACACAGTTGAGGGAAATTCCACATATTCTTTGGACTTAATAAAAAAGTACTTTAAGAAAGGTACTACGTTATGTGAAGAATTACAATATTATAATATTCTCACTACTAACAAATATAAAGACCATAAAAAATCAGAAATTTTATTAGAAGCTGTTTTGAAAAAGAGAGAAAAACTCAATACAAAACAACTATCCTCTGAAAAATATAATCTAATTAAAGAAATAAAACAACATTATAGTATAGATAACTTTTTCAAAGCAAAAATTTCCAACTATTCTAAACAAGCTTCTGTATATACTTTATTTGAAAGCGTTTCTAAAAATGTTTCGCCTACCTTACTTGTTGAAGCCAAATTTAGGGTATTAGATAATTTAAACGAAGTAGAAAACACTCCACTTAAAAAAACTATATTTGATGAATTTAAAGAATATGATAAAGATGTGAGACTCTTATCTTATAAGGCGGTTGTTGAGAGTTTTAATAAAAAATATGCCCATTTAGGACAAAACCAAAAAAACTTACTATCTGAATATATTAATGAAGTATCTGACACACCCAAATTAAAAAAATACATTAATAAATGTATTACAGAAATAAAACAAAAAATTAAGTTACATCATCCTAAAACCAAGGATGGTGCTGTAAAGGTTAAGCTTGAAGAAGTAAGTAACCTTTTAAAACCAGTTGACCGTGTACTTAAAGATTCTGATGTAAGTAATGTTTTAAACTACTATGAACTTATAAGAGAATTAGATAAAGTAAATGGTTAAATTAAAACACATATTAAGTGAAGTAAGGAGAAAACCTGAATATGACTTCGAAACACAACAAGTAAGTAAAGATTCCGAAACTGGTTCTATAACTTGGAATGTTAGATATGATTTTAGTTTAGAAGACATATATAAAGATTTAGATGGAATTATACGCAAAATGAAAAAAGCTATAAAAGAAAATCCAAACGACCCTAGAGTAAGGGATTTATGGGTTGATGCGAAAAATTTAAGAAACAGAATAAAAAGAATTATAACCGACCCAAGATGAAAGCAAGCCAACTTAGAGAACTAATTAGAGAACTAATACAAGGTCATTTAGACGAAATGTCTACTACTGGTGCTTTAGTTCAACCTGGTGGACAACAAATTGCTACTACGAAAGCTTTTACTTCAATGAGAGATTGGAAAAAAGTTAACAAAAATAGAAAATGGGAAGAATCAATTAATGAATCCTACAGAAAGTTTAAAAAGAAAGTTACTAATCCTCGCCAACAAATGAACAATTCAGTTCGTGAGATTGAAAAACATTTAAGAGAAGTAGACAGAATAGTTGAATATAACCTTAAACTAAAAACAGAAATGGATTTAGGTGGCGGAAACTTTTTCGCAGGTACAAACAAACGCTTAGCTCGTATATCTGAAAGAATAAATCACTTAAATAATAAACTTAAAGAACTAGGAAACTGATGAAAGAAACTTTAGTAGAATATAGACCATTTGTTTTTAAAAAAGTATTAGCCGAAGGAACAGGTAATGGTCCCCTTATTGTTGAAGGAGTAGTTCAAAAAGCCGGAGAAAAAAACCAAAACGGCCGAGTTTACCCTAAAAAAATTCTAGACAGAGAAATCAAAAACTATAAAGATGGACCTATTGCTCAAAATAGAGCATATGGTGAGTTAGATCATCCAGACTCTCAAGTCATCAACCTAGGAAACACTTGTCACGTAGTAAGAGATGTTTGGTGGGATGGAGACGATGTTATAGGAAGAATAGAAGTACTAGATACCCCTTCAGGCAGAATTTTATCAACTTTATTCAATAGAGGATTAACAGTTGGAATATCATCTAGAGGCTTAGGTTCAGTTAAAGAAGTATACGAAAGCAACACAGTTGAAGTACAAGATGACTTTGAGTTACTTTGTTGGGATTTTGTATCTACCCCTTCCACACACGGAGCATATGTTCAACCAGTAATCAATAAAGGAACCATAAATGTAAACCTAAACGAAGCTCTATCTTCCCCAATATATCGATACGATGCAGTCAACAGTATCATAAGTGATATCATCTGCTGCAACACAGGGATCTGCCAGTTTAACAGGTAGGTCGGTTTTTACTCCCCTCATATATGTATCTATGACAAGCATACACTCTCTCAATAGAGTGTCCCTCAAATTTTAATTTACATCCAAATTAAAGTTCCCAATAACTTTAGGAAGCCAAAAATTTAAAAAAATGGCAAAAAATGATCTATTAAAGGAAGCTATCGCTGACGCTAAGACTGTTCGCAACACTGCTCTTGCAAATGCTAAGGCTGCTTTAGAAGAAGCTTTTACACCAAAACTTAAATCTA